AAATACTCATCTTCAATAGCAAAGTGATACTTAATAGGGTTATTTAATTTCCACTTAAACCATGCAGTCTGTATCTGTTTATCAGCTATTCTTACATATCTATATCCTATAACTTCATCTGAATCTGTCTTACCCATAAAGATAAGACCATTCTCTCTTGAGTTTGTGAATAGATCTATATCCTTAGGTATCAATGTAGGTACAATCTTACTTGTATCTACAACAGCTGGCTCCCCTTCTCTTGAGACGTTAGCTATCTCCATGAACCGACTGTACTTATTAGAATTATCTATATAACCTACAGTCTGTCCTAATGATATAGGAGGTATGACTTTATTATAATTAAACCATGCTACTGCTCTTAACTTTGCAGTATCTGGATTCAGTATGTCAGAGTCAGATGATAAAAGGAACTGTGCATTACTACTAAAACATAATAACCCAGTAGTAATCTCTATGGCATCATATAAATCTGATGGGTAATTAGATGAACATGATATATCGATAGGGTCTACAGCACTGACAGTTAAAGCAGTGTTAGACCAGAAGTTAGGTGTCGCTATTGTACCAGGTCTGCACATGACTACGCTTTCACCTGATAGGAATGCTAAACGATTACGAAAGAATAATACTTTATTAATCGTAGATGAACCATCAGCAAATGTAGGTATAGGACAAGTTAAATCATCCCCTACTTCACGGTCAGACCATCCATACTGTTTGACTAAGAAGTCTCCATCAGCTTGTCTCTGTAGTATATGAGGCATGGTAGCAGCATTAAAGCTCTTTACAATACCAGGCTCTGCACATTCTACCCACTGACCAGTACCACTTTGATTGTTAGTACCTACAAACTTAACATAATAATCATCTTCCTGTGATTGTCTGGTATTAGCTATCTTAACTATAGCACCATGCTTACATTGTAGCGGTAACTTAGCCACATCATTAATGGTACTAGGCATCACACGCATGATGTCTTGGTTAACTACTTCTATATTAAAGTCATCTGCATCAGCAGCTGTATAGAAATAAATACCATTACCTATGATTTCATAGTTTAAAGCATTACCATTTACTGTGGCTCCGCTTACTTCTCCTATAATACCACCTAATATACTATCAACTGTTACTGATGTATCAGCATCGAATGGTGTTGGAGCAGGTCTAACTCTTTTAATATTACCTTTACATTGAGTCTCTTCATGATCTAATACTTCAATTGTATAAGTATAAGATGTCTGCGCTGAGTCTAATGTAACTTGAGTAGTATCACCGTCTTCCCAATCTTCTCCACCATGAAGCAGTGTTACTTCTCTATTATATGTACAAGAGAAATGACTAGTACTAGTACCGTCTCCATCTAATCTACCTTGCTGACCAAGTGTAGTAATTCTAAATGATAGGTTCGTCCTACTGCCTGTATTAGTCTCAGGTCCACTGAATACTTGTGTACCTATACCCGGACATGCACCAGTACCAGAACCTTCAGCTAATGAGTCTCCAGATATTTTAATTCTAGTAGCAGATTTAATTCCAGCTGTTGTATCATTATCATATATATTCATTGAGTACTGTCTGCCATTCTCAGTACGTGTTAACTCTACATATGCAAAGTTCTTATGAGGTCTATCAGTAGTAGTGCCTGTCGTTGTGACCACCTTACTTCTATTGTTTAAGAAAGTAGTGTCATTTATAGTTAGAGCTTGTATATCTTCTGTATCTGTACTTGGATTAGGAGTTAGATAGCTAGTGATAGATGTATGATTAGAATCACTTCCACTATATGCACTGTTATCTGTATGATACCATACATTCTTTTCTACGCCATCGTTACAGGACCACATTCTTATCCTACCATTAGCTGCTACCTGTCCTATGTATGATCCTTCTGTCTCATCTCTGTAGTAATGGAACCATGATCCACCAGACTGTACGTTAGTAAGAGGTGCTCCGCCTGCAGCGGCTTCTACTCTCTTAGCTCCAGGTCTTTTATATAACCCACGTACTAAATCTGGTATACCATTCTGTACTCCCTTAACTTGTCCTGGTATCTTCAGCTGATCAGGCTGCTCTGATATACCTCCAAGATAGTTAGGGATTGTTTGTGTAATACCTGCCATTATCTTCTAAGATTCCTCCATGGTGCGTACGTAGAGTAACTAGACCCTGATGGTAAACCTAGCATATTATGATTACCTTGTGTGCATTCATACTCTACACATGCAGCTCTAGCTATCTGTTCTTGTTGAGCTAGTAGTGCTGTTAGTTGTGGGTTAGCTACGAGTTGAGTTGCTGCTACACGACTAGCTCTAGCTATAATGAACCGTTTGAATACAGTAGGTAAGTCTTCAAAAGGAAGTAACATAACTCTATCTAATAAGATAGACGATGTAGTAGACCAGTCATCACTAGTCCTTCTCTTGTCATATAGATTACCGTTTCTTTTTACTACATCGTACTTGGATGTAGCCCAGCCATCTGTTACATCTAACTGTAATACATCATTACCTATAGCTATCTTTCCAGTAGTAGAGTCAGGTTTATATGATACGTTAAAGTCAGTATTAAAATGCCAGCCTTCAGCTTGGAGATCTACGTTTGCATCTCTTAATAAATTATATATAAAACCTATCTCTGGGTTGTCTTTAACTATCGAAGTTACGGGTGATTGGCCGATAGCTCCCAGTATTGAATTCACTGCGGATAGTTCTGTATCGGTGTCAATTGTTGTGGAAGCCATAAAGAAATATGAATAAAAAAAAGGAGGACCGAAGTCCCCCTCTTATGTTGGTTAATACTATACTAAGCTTAGGTGAAGCTAGCGTTAGATACAGCAGTGTTGTTCCAGTTAGCGGATACATCGATTCCGGCAACAAGTTCAACAGCAGCAGCTGGGTTAAGGAAGTCAGCTCCCATAGCCAAGCGTCCAAGAATGACATCTCCCTGGTAAACCACGGATACATCACCTGAAGTTACTTGTACTTGAGGTCCGATTGCTTCTACTACCGCAGCAGCTTCTTTCTGGAAGATGAGTCCACAGGATCCACCAAACTTAGCAGCAGTACCGTAGTTGTTAACGGTCTTCTGTCCACTAGGAGTAGTAGCAGCGTCCATGTCTTCCATATCTTCACCAATAAAGCTACCTTTGGAAGCGGCTTCACCGATGTTTGATACAGCACCAGCTGGTAGGTTAGCTAGGTTAACACCATAGTCACCGAGGAATGGGATATTCATCGACTTGTAAATGGTAATACCAGCAATGCTGATGATTCCATTACCTGACTGTAATGTGTCGCCTTGCTCGTCACGGTTGATGAGACCGTTACCACTGACGTTACGTATCAATTCATAGTACTGTCTTGGGTTTAGTACAGCTACACGACCTTCACCAGAAACTCCCTTCTCATCTAAGATAGCAGCTGCTTCGAAGAAGGCTTGTACTAGCTTGGTTGAGTCGTAAGCATCTGTTGCGGCTGTGCTATTAGCAGCACCAACTTTAACAATACTTCCACCTGGTTCTACGAAGTTAGTCATAGAAACTGGTGCTGGCTGTCTAGCAGCCTTTGTGATCGCACGGAAGATCCGGCGGTCATAGTTCTCGGCTAGTGCGTAGCCGATCTTACGAGAGATCTCACCTCTCAAGTCATAATGTGCAAGAGTCTCATCTAACTCATATACGAATGCACTGGAGATCAATAGGTCATCACAAGTGACGGTCTTCTCTGCTACAGGAGGAGACTTCTCGTCATTACCGAGAATGCTCTGTCCTGGAACATGGAATTCCGCTTTGGTACGACCCGTGTAGATGAACTGCAATGACTTACCGTTCTTCAGGGTGCGACGTGTTACTAGATCCCTTGCAATTGTATTGCGTTGGAATCCTTTGAACATCTCGCCACTAAACAGCTTGAGATATAATTCTCTCCGTGCTGCTGTTGTGGTATCCGCACCATTGGCGGCACCACCCCAAATAGGGCCATTGGCATTGGCAGTTGTAGCCTGTTGAGCCATTAATCTAAAAGGATTGTATTGTTTACTTTCTTCCGGAAAATTTTTTGATCAGTTTTTTGTGGTCTCTCCCACCGTCTAGACGGCTAAAGGTATCCTGCGTACAGGGCTAAAGCCAATGAAAGAGAGGTCCGACTCTGAGGTGCCTCTCTTCCTGATCATAGAGTAGTTAAAGCTTCCTCTATGTCAATATCTTCATCGACACCTGGTGGTTGTGAGTCACTAGGAGCTAGATCTTGTGGGTCTTTGATGTCCACTGATCTATCTCTAATGCCTTCACCAGGAGGAGAGTACTGCACAGGGTGTGCTACCCCGAACCCTCCTGTATTTTGTTGTGCCATTAATATTCCTCTGATAATTTTCCATGGCAGGGGCAATCTGCAGCGCAGTTATAGTGTGCGTTTATGTGCAGCACCTCTACCATGGCAACGAACCCCAAGCCTAAGATAACTATAGCCCATGGGGATCCTAAGTACTTCATCAGAAGCTATACTTCGCACCAATCTTGGTACCCCAAGAGTTATCGTCGTCAGTATCTTCATCAGCAGTGATGACTGATACTTCTCCGTAGAATCCAAGCTTCTCAGTAGCAGCAATGTTAGCTCCTACTTTACCTGAGATTCTATTGTCAGAGTCAGCGCCGTCAGCAGCTACTACAGCTGGACCACCCTGAACATAATAATCAAAGGTGTCATTTCCACCTTCGAAACCTACATGGAAGTCTGTTGTACGAGAGTCATAATCAGATCCTGTGTAGGAGGCATTGCTCTCTACGTTCACGTAAACTCCTGCGAAAGCCGGAGCGGCAAAGAGAGTGGAGGCGAGAGCGAGTGCTAGTTTCTTCATTATTAAATGTGTTTAACGATTTCGTGTGTAAGGCACGCCGCGATACTTTAGTGTTACCTGCTTTTTTACTTGCATTGGTTTTCTCCAGTACCACACCCCCGTTCCATGATGTGGTTTCATGCAAAGCAATCGTTGATTGCCCCGAACGGACGCAGCTGCCTGTGGCTTCTACTGATTCGACTATCGAGCCGCCGTATTATTTATGAGTAGGATGTATCACCCTCACGCCATATCTGTGCAGGAGTTAGATTCTGGCCAGCAGGTGCGCCTGGTAATGGTTTAGAGTAGGCACCTTCTCCAGATATATCTTTACCTTTATTCTTTTTAACTAGTTTCTTTGGTGGGTATGGGGGTGCATCAGCAGGATTTGGTGGTCTATAAGGACCATCCTCTTTGTTAGGTTCTCTTTTTGTCATGATTAATTAGCCTTACCATCACCATTGCCTTCTTCATTCCAGATTTCGATAGCTCTTGTATACCTATTAGCATAGCCTGGGTTATCTACGAGTACTTTCTGCTTACCTTTAACCGTTGGATTTCCTTGTAAGTCGTACTCCTTTTTGTTCTTGCCCATAGTTTTAGAATTGTAGATTGCCTGATCGGCCTAGTTTTTCAATGACATCCTGTCTATATGCAGGGTCTTGATCATACCTCTTATCACTCATAGCTCTTACAAGCTCTGCTTGACTACGGTATACATCCTTTGTATCTGTGGGTGCTTTTCCTGTTACCATTGTTCCTTCGTATCCTGTTGCTTCTTGGTACTGTGATTTTAATCCATTGACTGCTAACTTAATAGCATCAACGCTACCAGTATTAATAATATTATCAAAGGCATCTATTGATCCTTGATCTAAATTATTACTAGCCCACTGTACCATGTTGAGGTAAGCATCTTCACCACCAGCGTGGTTCTTAACTTCATTAACAACAGAGTCAGAGATATCAGCAGAAGTATCTAACAAATCACCTTGAGGTAAGTTACCTTGGACTTGCATGTATGCTTCAACAAGATCTTTACTACTCATTGAAGAGAACTTCTCTAATGTTTCAGGAGATAGCTTACCATCATTCTCATAGTATTCATCTGATGCTGATGTGATTAACTCAGCTGTCGGACTAAGCTCTGTAGGCTTTTCTTCAGATTCTTCCGGCAGCACTTCTTCTTGCTCAGCTTCAGCTTGAGGTGCTTCTTCTTCTTTGCCATCTTTCTCACCAAGTTTACCTTGGAGTTCTATGTATGCCTTTTCTAATGCTTCGGCATCTTTATATTTACCAGCAAGTAAGTTCTCTTGCTGTTCTACCATTGCTTCTCCAACCTTCAGAGACTCTTGCTCTTCTGTAGTTAGAGATACACCCTCCACCTCAGCCATCTCGGCATCTGGTGTCGGGTCAACTGTTAAAGTTTCAGCCATTGTTATTCTTCAGGTGGTTGGTTGAATGCTTGTATTGCTCCTTGAGTTAAGTTATTAGCTTGGTCCATAGCGTCAGGGTTCTTACTTGGATCCATTAAAGGAGTACCTGCTAGCTGGCCTGCTTGATCAACGAGTGACTGCTGTGTAGCTTGTTGCTGTGCAGCTTCCATCTCTTGTTGTAACTGTTCTGGAGTCTTAACTAAATTAAGTACATCAATACCTTGTGCTGCTGCCAATCTCTTGATAGCTTCATCAGGATTAATGAACTTAAGTAATGCTTCAGGGCCTAGTGTTTGTGTGATGAGAGTAATGAACATAGTCAATGATTCTCTATCTTGTCCACGACCTAAGGCATTGATACCAGCTACGATCTTAGGACGTACATAGTCCTTAGGTAACTTAGGTATTTGATTGGTTCGTTGCAGTACTAGTAACGTTCGGTTTAGATATGGTACTAAGAATTCAACTGTAAGTAAGGAGAATAGTCCACCTAACTGTTCGTTCAATTCCTGCTGTGTCATTCTGACTTCTTCTGCTGTAGTGCGTTCACTGTCTCTAATGTTTAGGACAAGGAAAGCATCCAACAATCTTTTCTCTATTGTAGCTGCAAGGTTAGCAGCTGTAGCGAAGTCAGCAGTCTTACCTACTTGTACTACTCCTACATCTTCTGGTCTACCTTGTATGATAGCACCGTTGCCACTATTAGCTAGTGTCTGTGGTTTGGTTGTAGCTGAAGGTGATACTAAGAACACCACTTTAGCAGCTACTGAAGAGCCTTCTACGAGGGCCTGAGCTAAGCCGTTAAGGCTTCGGAAGTCTCCTAAGAACTCTTCCACTCTACCACGTCCGTAGTCCTCTCCATCTACTGTATTGAACCGAAGAACTAACCAAGGGCTAGCGTTCTTTGGTGCGGAGCTACGGCTATCAGGAAGGATCATATCATCTACTTCTTGATGCCAGGTCCAACGACCACTGCTAGTATCTTGTTTAACGCATGTGTATACTTCTGCGTCGTCTTCATCTGAGCCTGTTGTGTTTTGATTGGGATCATTAATGGCTTTTACTGGCGGCTCAAGGCCTAGTACTTTCCTGCTAATGATTTCCTTTGTAACTATTTCTATTACGTTACCGTTACCATCTCTGTTAACAACATATCTTTGTAGTGGAAAATGCTTCAAGCCATCTTTACCCATATAAATAAGGGCATTACCTGAAACAATTAATTGCTTTAATGCTTGGTGTACTACAACTCTATCAGAAGAGGCAGCGATGTATTCCATCACCATCCTTTCCATCTTAGAGAAAGATAAGTCAAGCTCTGATCTCAATGTAGGATCAATGTCTTCACCTAACTTGTCGTCTCTGATTTGTAGTTTAAAGAAACTTGTATTAGGAGGAAGTAAAGCTAGCATCAGTTTAGCAGCTAGTGTTACTACACACTTAGCGCCTACTGATTGCCATGGTTGAAGAAGTTTTCTTTTACCTGTGGGTTGTCCCTCATCATGTTGTACAAGATACGGTAAGGATAGTTCCGAACATTCTATAGCAGTGTTTAGGAACTGTTCTCTGTCAGTTCTTAACTTAGCGTAGCGTTCACTAGCCTTATACATTAGGGAGTACCTCCTCCAGTGTTAGCACCACCTGTAGCAGCGCCTGTTGTTGTACCAGTGTTCAATGGTATACGTAATGCTTTTGTTCCTACTCTCTTACCACCTGCTGCTCCGCCTTCTTTTGCAGAGCTACCGTAGGCTACACCTGTCACTTCTTCTTCATCTACAAGCTCTTGCTTCTTAGGTAGATCAGATTCTTTAGCGATGTCAGGGTTCCTCGGTACAATTAATGGAGGTTGAGGTAGTGGTTGTGGTCGTGGTCTACGACCTCCAAAGATACACATTATTTTTCATTTAATATTTGTTTTACATATTGCACAACACTTTCTTGTCCTGCGCGATACATTATGGATGGAAGTTGTTCTTTGGGGTGAATAGGTTGGTGAGGAAACTTAGTTTCAAGATCCTCAACCAACTTCTCTAATTTATCTGAATAAATCCTAAGCGTATTTGGGTAAGTTTGTGTTTGCATGTTCGAAGAATGCTGGCATACGTGCTCGCTGTGTGTCAGAAAACTCGGGTGCCTTGCCTTCATACATTAAGCGATCACTGGCATCCAGCCAAAAATTTTTGTCCAAATATTTATCAGCGGTATTTCTACCTAGGGGTTCCATAACCCAGTTAATGGTGGCCTTCCTAAGGCGGTCCAGACTATTACTAGGAAGTAAGCCCAACTCACGACATACAAGGCTGTTAGTGGCCACGTGTATTTGTTCGTCTCTACTGATGTCGGCGCTGACAGTCCTAAGACCAGGATCGCCACTAAAACGAAAGAACGGAAGAAGGACAAAAAATATGGCTCGCTCTGCGACCAGAGCCTTTGTAATAGTGTGATCAGGATGTGCGATCCATGCATCTCTCAGTTTAATTGCTTCTTTTTCTGCTTTTTCATCTGCTCCCAGGGCATTTACTACATACCCCAGAGCAAGATCATGCCTTTCTTCGTCTTTGACATTATCTTCTAATAATCTTCGAGCGTTATTGGGAACAGTCTTTTCAAGACCTTCCGTAATGAAGGCACCCACAGGTAACTCCATATGACGTATTGCGAGGGCACGTCTGATGGTAGCTTCAGAGCCTTCGCGGAGCTTGCCTGCTGTGGTCTGTACTGGCGACCACTTTCTTTTTCTCTGTAATAGTTTATCATAAGGATGTGTTCTCATTATTCTTGACAGTCGCAGTTTACAGGTTCATTTAAAATGTCCTGCAAGTAATCATCGACTTCGGATCTATCTAATGCTGCATACGCATCGCTCTTATCCTGTACGTCGCCCATCACTTGTAGGCTATAGTATAGGGAGGTTTGAGGCGAAGCCAGCCACTCTTCTACGAACGCATTGTCGTAGGTTACTACATCCGACCAAGAGTTGAATGAGTATCCATGAAGAAGTCCCGTATTATCATACATGATCATCAGTTGATCTGCCACTTTCTTATAGGCATCCCAACCAACTTCACTAGCGATTTCTACATCGCCATAGTCAAAGGATTCTACACCAAAGGTGCCTGAATCTCTATCTACCTTCCTACTAATAGGAGGTGCTATCTCAGGAGTAGATGTGAAACCATCTAAGTCCTCACTCCTGTATGAACAGGAGGCAGTAGGAGCTATAGCAAAGGCTCTTACCATCTTATTTGATTCGGCTACGTCAGCAGCCTTCTGGATACCTAGCATCAAGTTAAATGCTAGTTGGTAAGCTATGCCAGTACCGAACTCACCTTGGTTTACGTTCTCTAATTCTCTACCAAACTCTTCATAGGTTACTCTGTACCTTCGTAAGAGGTTGGCAAGACCGAGTACTCCGAGACCGACTTGCCTGTCGATATCAGCTGGCAGATATTCTCCAGTTGCTCCAACACCTGTCCTACTATGGAGCTCGCACAATTGTTGCATACCTTCAGTGAAAGCCTGCTCGATGGTGCTAAGTTCACAGGCAGCGAGATTGACATGTTGTAGCAAGCATGTTCCGCGTGAGGGCAGGTAAACCTCAAGACAGACGTTGCCATAGATTCTTTTTCCGTCATTGTCATACTTTATTTTGTTAAGCCAGATATCCCCGGATTTAATTCCGTAGAGGATGGCGTCTTTAGTTCCATCTTCTGTATGTCTCCAACTTTCTTCTGTAACGTCGATGCATCTTTTAACCCAGGCAAGTTCAGCCCTAGGAGTGCGCACGAACTCAAGAATATCGGGGTGGTCAATATCGATATGTATAACCACGGCGCCGTTCTTGTAGACGCCGCCTCTTCGTAATGTTTCATTTAATTGTGAGTAGATTTTTGCGAATGATACAGGTCCAGAAGCCGTAAGACCTCGGCCATTTTCTGCTCCTTTGGGACGGAGCTTAGATAGATGGACCGCAACTCCTGCTCCAAAGCGGAGTCCGTGTGAGACATATCTCCAGCTTGCTTCGATTCCATTTTCTCCCTCCATAGAATCCTCTACGACGAAAACGGTGCAGCTCACTGGCAGTCTTGATTCTGGGTTATCCAACCATGATTGGACCCGACCAGTGCGGGAAATAAGTTCAGCAGTCATTAAACTAATTCAGATAGATCAGGTGGTTTGTAATTTGGTCCTTTAAGAACCTTTCCATCGTCTCGATATATTGGTTCACCGTCCCCATCAAGTTTAGATAAGTTACTTAGGTGAACAAGGTTAAGGGCTTCATC